TAATGCGGGTAAAGTGATGTTGCTGTTAATCAGGTCCTCATAAGGGATAACCTTGAGTAACAGTGTCCAGCGCAGAGCAGACACATCGGCATCGGTGTTCTGGATAATGCTCAGGAAAGAATCGGTAGAGCTTCCCTTCGCTTTCCAGATTTCCGCTGTGGTAGTGGCGGCTAACGCCTGCGGTGAACCGCAATACAGAACGCCTACGGCGGTATTGACAAGCGAGTCAATCAATACATTGGTATTGGATAGGGAAGCTGTGCCTGCGGAATCATCCGCAAAACCAACATCGATATCGCCATCCTGAGCGTCGAGCGTTGTGATAACGGCAATAACGGAGAGTACCACAAGGTCTTTTGAGTAGGGATTTTCCTTGTAGTAAATAACACTCGCGGAGTCACAGTCGTCGGCTCCGCTTAGTCCGGGAAATCTCATCCAGAACTCACGGCATGCGCCGGACCCGTCGGCAGTGCGTGACGGGTCAAAAGTCATTTCTATTTCAACGGGACTGGTCATATTTGTATCCTCACTTTTTTATTCGTTAGTTACTATTAGCTGGCGGTTGCGGAGAAAAGCCCGGCTGCGGCGGTCTTGTTGGTTAATCGCATACCGGCATAGAACTTAATGCGGACTCTCTTTGCGTCTTTGGTTTCCAGTTTGTCAAAGGTTTCGACCTGAATCATACCTTCGCCATTGATACCGCAAAGTCCGTCTTCGCCGAATCTCACGGCAAATATCGGGCTGGTGTCATTGGATGCCGCTACGGCTGTGGTCGGAGTATAGGAAGCAGGCGCGGAGACTAAAGATGAAGGGTCGGGGAAGTTGATGGGGACATAGTCGTCAGTAACGACGGTCAATTCGCCATATTTGGTGACGATGGTGCCGAGTTTCCCCGCCTCTACTGTCAGGTTGTTACCAGCCGCTCGTGCCAGTGCATTTACTTTGCGCCTCATCAGCTTGCTCATAACAAGGTGAGTCGGTTTCGGTTTCACAATGTCAACCAGGACATCAATCATGTCCAGAGTAAGAGTTGCGGATGCACCGGAAGCCGCTTGAATAACCTGTGCGTTATTTGCCGAACCATAAGCCGAAAACAGAGCGCCATCAAGGTCGGTCGCGGTTGAGCTTTCACATTCGCACAGTAAGCGAATAAGCCCTTTGAAATTCTTTTCCGCACTGTACTTTGAAACAGCGGTAGTCCGCCCCAAGATGCAAAGTTCTGCAAACCAGTTGCTAACGGCTTTGGACTTCAATTCAATCATAGCAGCCATAGTGTCCTCACCGGCAGCCGCCAATCTGCCGAAATTGTCGTCATCGGCATCACCGCCTAAGATTGCGAGATTAGCGTCGCGGTATTCCCATGTGGGGGTCCCTTCAATCCACGTTTCCCCGACTTCGTAAGTGCCGGCGGTAGCTGCGGCGTTCTCCATCTTGTACCGGGACGCGTTGTTGTTGATTTCCACAAAGGGCATATCTACCAACCAAGGGAATTCCTTGACAATGGTGAGAGCAATGCCCTTTCTGATTTCGGCAGCATTGCCGAGATATTTATATTCTGCAAGTGTACTTGCCATGTAGTATTTCCTCCGTATTTATTTCTTTGATAATCCGAATTTAATTAAGTCCCGCGGTGACATTCCATCGAGATTACTCCCGCTAGGGCTTGTCGCTTTGCTTGAATCAACCTTTTTAAGGACTTTAGACTCTGCCTCTGCTTTCGGTGCTTCTGCCGGTTGACTAATTTGGCTGGCTTTGACTTTTAAGGTGAGTTCCTTTTCTTTTGGGGTCTTACAGGCTGAGAGTTCTTTAACGAGACTTTCAAGATTCTTGCCAAATTCGTCACCCTTATCACCCAAGAGGAATTTTATAGCCATATCTCGTGATTCCTGTGCTTCCTCTATGGATGCTACACGCCCCGCACGGTCTTCTAAATCCGCTTCGCCATCAGTAATAGCTCTCTCGCGTTTTAGTTGTTCTCTACGTGCCGTCTGGAAGTCCTTGACCTCCTTCCTCTCGCCCCATGTTGCCGCTTCTTCTTCTTCGAGTTCTTCGGTCTGGAAGTCCTCACGTTTTCGTGTAAGGTCTTTTTTGAGTTTGGTGTTTTCCTTTGTAAGGTCTGACACCTTTGTTTGAAGCGGTGCGAGTTCCTTGTCCTTTGCGGATTGAACTCTGGGGGTGATGGCTTTCTCAAGTTCGAGGTTGAATTCGTCCTCTGACTTGAATACTTTGAATGGCTTGGGTTCTGGCGTTGTTTCGGTAGATGGTTTCTCACCTTCCTTGGCTTTGGCTTCATCTGCGGGCTTTTGTTCTGAAACAGTCTCTTTGCCTGTTTTTGAAAGTCCATCTCTAATTGACTGCAAGGCGCTGACCTCGGCAATCTTTGTCGATGATTCTTCCGCAACGGCTTCCTTCTGTTCCGTTACTTCATTACCCATATTTGTTTTTGTCCTCCTAAAAGTTTCTTTCAAATAAAAAGAGCGCACCGTTTCCGATACGCTATAATTACTGCCACTTGACAAAGAGTGCGTTTACCGTCTGATTTGCTTTAACTTCTCCCTGAATCCGATACGGTCTGTTGTAGCTGGTGTAATTGTCGGTGTGGTAGTCATAGGTATTGTTTGATTGGGGGTTGTTGAAGTACCACTGGATGTAGTACCGCCTGAAGGTTGCTCAAACAATACCTCGTAATAATCGTCAAACCACGACTCATCTTGTAATCCGTTTACCCTGGCAGTTTCAACAAACTTAGCGTTCTCCGGTAAGTCCTTAATCCAGTCGGTTTCGTGGTCTTGGATGTACTTTTGTGTCTTGGTATCGTACTTCCTGAGTGCTAATGCCAACTGATTGTTGATTAAGTCCCAATCCAGAGGTACGGTTGCATCGCTGATAACCTCTGCCTGATAATCCAGATATTCACTCAGCGCCTTGTCTTCTGGTTGTTGAAGTTTCTCCATCTTCTTGACATAGTTCTCATCGTATATAGAACGTGCGGCATAAATGGCGCCTGATTGCCCGGAATAGTAGGCTTTGATTCTGGCACGTTCTTTATCGTACTGATAACGGCTGATAGTCCCTTCTCTGACAGCTTGCGCCTGTTCCTCAAGGTTAGAATGTTCTGTCTCTTTGGCAGACTTAGATAATTCGTCCATTGATTCTTTAGGAGTCGGGATTTTCAACCTGCCAGTGGTTTTCGCCTGTTCTGCTATTCTTTCAATGTCAGGATGGTTACGTTGCAGATTCTTATACTCAAGGCTGTTTAATGTGTCTGTGGGTTTCTCGTAGTCCTCTTTGGCGTACTTCTCCATCAGGTCGTAATACTTAGTCCAGGGAGACACTTCAGAGAGATTGACACCGAAGAATTGACCGCCTGCCTGCTGTCCAATATACCCACCTGTTTGTCCAGTCCTTAACCCTTCGCTGACAGTACCAACTGTCAAAGGCATTGCGCCTTCTACTTCGTACCACAATGCCCTTAGAATACGCTCCGGGAGTTCTCCCTTCATAATCGGTTGCCCGTAGTAGTCCACATTTTTCATAAGGTCAAATTGAGTACTAAATAAGGGGTTAATTCTGTTGGCGTAGAAGTTCCAGAGACCATAGAAAGGTATCCAGGCTTTAGTGCCGTTGATTTCAACCTCTCGCGGATAGACAGCCCGGAAAAAAGCACGGTAGGGACCACCGAGCGGTATTCTAAAATTGCCTACTCGAATCGTGGCGAAGTTGCCATTGTTCGGGTCGGGATTGATAGCACTTATTAATTCCTTAAGAGCTTCATCATCTGACTTGCCCTGTGACTTTGCCGTTGCATAAGCACTAGCCGCCGAAAGCGCCAGTGTGCTGATTATCATTGTTGCCATGTTCCGCACTGCCAATAGTTCTTTAGGAGATAACTTCTGGAACGTGCCTAATTTTATGAAGCCTCTGGAAGCGTCAAACATTTCCTCTGCTGGCTTTCTGATAAATGAGTAGGATGTTGGCAGACTTCTAAATAACTGCGCTCTGGACGGTGATTGTCCTAACCGTAACGGATTAGTGAGAGGGTAAATCTTAGTAACCTGGTCTGCCGCCGCTATCTTTGCCCTTAAAGGCGGTACACCACGCTTGATTAACGATGCCACCTGTCGGCCGTACATATCCTTCTGAGCAAATATGACAGCCGTGTATGTGGATTCCGTAAACTTGTTGATGCCGGGTATTTTACCGAGCAGTCCAGCGACATATTCGGCAGGTGTACCAGACGGTGCCCGCCCTGTCATCGTAAAGAAGTCAGCCCATTGCGCAGGATTGGCTTTAATATCATTAGCCATTGACGTTGTGCTGAAGGCATAGAGCATATTCCCGCTTTTAATACCCTTGCCAGCCAACTTAATACCGTTGATGGTCTGTCCGATTGGGTCAGCGAGAAAACCTATAGGCAACTGTATGCCAGTAATAGGTGATGTATCGCCAGAGAAAGCGGTTGCCCTGATTTCATCTGCCAGTGCCAAGAAGCGGTTATTACCCACTCGCCTAACTTCAACAATCTGCTTGGCAATGTCCGCTGGGAAGTACCGATAAATACCTTCTTGTACGAATCGGTACGGCTTGGTATTCGCTATCTCCCATGCAGGCTTCAGATTATCAATCTGCTTTTTAATATCCTTGATTTCAGCCTGATATTGAGTGATAGATTCCTTCGCTATGTTGGTTAGGAGTTCCCTATCGTTCAAAGCCTGATTCAAGGCTTCTAGGTCGCTTGTATCCAGTGGTGAATTTTCAAAGTCGGCGATAGCTTCTCTAGTCTCTGGTATCTTCTTTCTGAGTTGTACCAGTTTGTCTTTGAGGTCTTGCATCTTCTTAGCGAGTTCGGGATGAGTGGCTTCAATAACTTCTTGCTTGGTCTTACCACCAATAACCTCACGGAAAGTCATACCCCTGGCAGAGCCAGCTTTGAAGTTGTCCAGTCCATCAATTAACTTCTGGACATTTAATTCAGGTACAAAGGTCGGGTCTTCTACCATCCTCGCACGAGCTGAAGGATAGAAACGTGGCTTTGATTCCCCTCTAGCAACTGGTCGCAATTCCCTTTCAATCTCGATGAGCATATTCTCAGAGACATCGACATTGGGGAGATATGCGCCATCGGGTTTAGCGGGATACTTGTTTATCTTTGCGCCGTAATCGTTGACAACCTTCTCTAATATCTTGTTGTTACGCTCATTCAGTTTGACTAGAGTCTGTTTCATTTCAGGAGTAAGGTCGTACAATTTGGGATTATCGGCTATGTCTTTTAACGTGCCGGTGAGAGAACTGTCAAAGTCCTTCACGTCGCCGATGTACTTGACATTAACCTTACCGCCCTGTAAAGCCTTCTTGCCAAATCCCTTTTCAATATCCTTGAATAACTCGAATCTGGTAGAAACGGCATCGGTAAGAACGTCAACACCCGCTTGATTCTCAGCGTTAGTGGCAATGAGTACCTTATCATCCATAGCAAGAGCGGGTTTTTCAAATGCCCTCGCCTGTTTAAGCCCGGGTATCTTCTGTAATAGATTGGAGATTGCACCGCCTTTGTCCTGTAAAACCTGTTCCGTAGCCTGAGCAATAATCTCTTTACGTCTTGGGTATTCTTTGGGCGGTTGAGGTTGCGCAGGTTGCGGTTTCTTTGCAACAGGCGGTTTCTGTGGCGGCGGGGGTGAAGCTGGTTTCTGTGGTTTAAGAGTAATATTATAGCGACCACTACCCAGACGTTCTGGTAAACCTGATTGAGCAACCCCAGTTGTCGGTAAACCTTGCACAGATTCAAAACCCGATACCACATTATGCAACTTCCTCGTGATGGTAGCTTCTTTGTTGATTGCAGTGGCTTGTGGCATTGACTGACGTAATGCTTTAATCTGCCTGCGTTCATTACGGATTGCCATCGCTCTATCGGCTATCTCATCGGACGTCATACCGAGTTCCTTAGTCAAATCTTCGAGTACAACGTCTTTCGGGATATGACCGTTAGGATACATACCTGCCCAATTCTTATAAGGTGCAATCGCTTCAGCCTGTTTTGCCGTAAAGTATTCAGGGAATGATTGTTCTCGTAAAGATATGAAACTGGTTATATCAACATTACGAGGGATAACCTTTGCTTTCGTTCCTTTCCCTACAACACGAGTACCCATCTGAAATTGAGTTGTTGCCAGTGGGTCTGATTTTAATGATTCCTCTAAGCCTGTAAGTTCTGCTTCCTGCTGATAAGCCTTGATTTCAGCAGACCTAGATTCTTCAGGGATAGATGGTTTCACTTTAGGCTTTGGCTCAATCGGTAAAGAGGTCTGACCTTTCAATGGTTTGGCGTCGTTGATTGCCTTGAGTTTGGCAACATCAAATAGACCAGTCTTTTGGCTACCTTTCCCCGATACTTCGCCGAACATTTCAACCTGTGCGGTTTCTTTACCCATTCCCTCCAGCCCCGTCTGCACGCTTGTTGAGGGTGACATTTCAGGGACAATCCCTGTGGGTTTATAAGCCTTGCCACCCATTGCCATAGCACCTGTCTGTGTTCCTTTGGGAATCAAGGCTGTTTCAACATCTCTGATAGTGGCATCAACCGCCTCATTAACAGCCTGAGTTAGATTAATACCCCTACCCTTGCGAGCCAGCATATTATTCGTGGCTTTCTCGATTAACCACGCTCTGTCTTTGACCAACAAATTACCGAGCGCACTTCGACTTTCAGGTGTCAGTCTGCCTTGTGTGGCTATCCACTTATCAAGTCCTGTATTCAAGGCTTTGGTGAATGTATCGCTCGCCGCTTGTTTTACTCCCTGTTTAATTAACAGTCTGCCAGTTTGAGATAACACACTACCCCATGGAACAGACAATGCAACATCTTCAGCAAGAGATAGTACCTTCTCGCTAGTGGACATATCCTGAAAGTTCTTAGTATCCGGGATTGCTAGATTAACTGCATTTGCCAACGGTATAACGGAAGGTACTCTACCATAACCACCGCCGGTAGCAGAGTCAACTTTACGTGCTATCTGTGAGATTGTGCCCTTCAGCCCAGCTTCTTGCGACCACATTGGAGGCTCGTAAGCCTTCTCAGGTAGTTGTGGAGGCTTTAAAATATCCTGAAACTTCTGACGATTGATAAGATTAGTCTGGTTGTCAGGTCTGTTAGCCTTTGCCAGTATGCCGGCAACCTTGCGTGACGTTATCCAATTTTGAATAGGGGATTGACCTTGTGGGTCAATCTTGTCCTGCCTGAACTCAAGGGGATTATCCTGTACCATACCCTGAATCGTTGTCGGGTCAGGTCGCCTTAAAAGAGACGGTGGAGATACAGCCATCTGGTCTATATCAGGTTGCAAGCGCTGTCTTCTCAAGTTCAGAAGATATGCCAACTTGCGCGGGTCAACCTTGTTTTTCTTGCGTTGCTCATCAATATACTTCTGGATAGCATCACGGCTCGCCGTTATCCCTTTGACTGTATTATTAAAATAAGTTGTTCTATCGCTTTTAGCCATTTAGTAATTCAGTACGCGGGTTTTTGGTGATAATCTTCCTGAGTAATCTCCACGATTAACCGGCGCAATGCCCTTGTATTTCTGTAGATAGTTATACTTCTTGAGAAATTCTTCCCATCTGGAGTTTTTGCCAACTTCACGTAAAAGTGTCTGGTCTTGAGTCTCATTTAGTTGCGGGGCTTTCTCATTTGCTAAAAACTCACCGTAAATATCAGAGTAGGCATTATTATTCCACTGAGACTGATTAGGTGATAAACCTTGTGGTAGGTTTCTGGTGTAAATAGCTGAAGGGCTTTCTTGATTGATAGCCCGATACTTCTCTTGCAGTGATAGCATTTCCTGTTGCCTCATGGCTTCTGATTCAGATGTCTGTTTTGCGAGTGCCGCTTCTTGTGCCGCTTGTTCTCCCCATTCCATGTCGTCCTTGCTGAGGTAGTAAGCACCTGATGCGCCGCGTAAACCTCGCTCATCGTAAGTGGAAGCCATACGAGACAATTCAGGTCTGGCTCTATCGGAAACGCCCTGGTTCATTAAGCCCCAATCAGCAAAAGTCTGGTACTCGTCATTTAGTGATTGTAATTCAGTTGATAATTCACTGGCTTCAGCGTCCAATTTAGCAATCTCAGACTGCGCCCTTGCCTTACCTTCATCTATGAGAAGTGGATTATTGACTTTAGTTTCTGCATCCTTACGGCGGATTACGTAATCTTTGACTCTGGCGTTGTAGTCTTTGACACGAGTGTTGTAGGTTGCCTTATTATTTAGTGCTGTTAAGTAAGATACCTGGTCGCTGAATAATCTGGTAGCATCTACGTTACCTTCATCGGTAGCAAAATAATCCACCATGTCGGTGATATTGCCGTATTGCCCAAGTGGCTCATTTCCCAGATTGTTGTTGACAATAAAATATCCTCTATCATCCGTGACGAACTGCGAAAGCACAGCTAAAGCATCATCGGACAATGATGTAGAGTTAGGGGCATTTGCAATTTGAAAGGCTTGTGACGGCTTTACTCCTGCTTCTATGAGTAAGTCGTATATTTCCTGCTTTTCAGGGTTATTAAAACCAAAAGTTCTATTATCAGCCATAGCTATTTAACCTCTTACGAGATTCAACCTTTTCATTCTGTATTGTTCCGCCATATTCTGAGGTTGACTCGCCCTTGCTCCCGCCATCGCACCAACAGGGGATACGCCCGGCATCCCCGGTGTCTGCCCGCCACCGTTTTCCTGCATTTGCATCTTGTCTATTTCTTGTAGAACAAACATCGCTCCCTGAATATCTCCATCTTCTAGCAATGCCGCGGCTTGTCTGCGTAGTGATATACCCGCAATCGAATCGGTTCTTTCTCCGTTGATAATTTCTTCTTCTTTGTCAGGGTCTTTTATCCAAGGATGGTGTTCTCTTGCGGTACGTTTTGAGAATACATTTGTTTTCAAGCCTGATTCGATGATGCCCTGTGCCTCTAATACTTCTTGTCCGCATTCAATGCTCAGTTCGCATTTGAAATGACCTGTATCGTCAACGTCCTCTGGCTTAATATCGGTCCTGAAATACTGGCTCTTATCATCGAAACCTTCGATGTGGGCATCCTGCCATGCACCGTTCTTGAACTGTATAACCGCTTCCCTTGCCATCCATTCAAAGGCTCTTTCCATCGCCCTCTTTATCGGGAATACTCTCTCCATGTTGTTCTTAAATAAAGTCATCAGCCCGGATGCAGTCAATTGATGGCTCATATTCTCAAGCGGACTCATACCGCCTTCGTTAAGTTCACGTTCTACCTGCTGAAGTATGTCCCTGATACTCTCCCCGGATGATAACTCGACAAACTTTTTCATATCTTGACCTTTGCCAGCATCAAGTAACATAATCCTACCTTTAATGTAAGGGTCGCTGGGTATCTCCGGGGCTTTATTACCGCTCTTTGAGGAATCCCATATAATCACATTCGGCATCTTGGCTGATTGCCCCGCCCTGGTAAGAGCATAAGACCTTAGTCGGCTTTCAGTTTTATACAGTTTGCGGTTATTAACGTAAATCGATTCACCGATGTACTTGTCAGCCTGTGTATGTTTACCATCTTGTATCATCGGGATATTGCCGACAAGGAAGATACCAACAGGGATATGGGCTAGGTTATGCTTTTGTTTGAGTAACCATTTACTTCCAGGCTTCTTATCTTTCTTTGCTTTAGCGTCCAGACAAAAAACCCCTTCCTCTTCCGTATCCCAGCAGTCGTGGACGGCTACTAATCCGTTTTCGTCCGGTTCGACAGTAACGTTATAATCGTTTTCTATCGATTCAGCCGCGTCATATCGTTTGTAAGCACAATAAGCAAGCCCTTTAGTGCCCGAAATCCAGAACGTATTATGAGCGTCCCATACGTCTATTGTGGGGATTAATTCGCCGTCCTCTCCCTCAATGAGAATTAACCTGACAGGTATGATGCCACGAATCCCGCCTTGAAACGCCATAGCAGGCTGAATGAATAATTGCTCTGGTATAACTGATACGCCATAGTCCGCCTGCTGTATGACGCCGTTAGCAAATCTTTCAGCCGTTTCCATCTCCGCTCTGACTTTCTTTTTTTCATCAGAAGTTTTGAGAATATAAAGACGGCGGTCTGCGCTGGATAGCATATGCAAAATCTTATTGCCAAGAACAGAGCCGCTGTTAGAAGTGTAGTTTTCCCACTCACCCTCTTCTTTAGGAATCTCGAAATCGGCATTGATGAGAATATCGAAATCATTTCGTTGTCTTTCTCGCAGGTTCTTAGTACGTTCTGCGATTTTGTCTATCCGGGTGATTTCTTCGTTTGGTGTAGTCAGCATCTTTACGCAATCCTTATCAGTAAGCTATTTTGTACCTCTGAAACTCAGGACAGGGATTTGGTTTGATGTAGGCGTATGAGCCACATATCCGAATCTATCAATAATCCCATAAATAACAGCCTTGATTCCGTGATTGTTTTTATCCTCCGGTGCTTGCCCGATAACGAATCCGCCCCTATCCTCTTTCCACTTGTACGGTGCGGCTTGGTTAGTAAACGGATTGGGACAAAGCCCAAACTCTGATAGTATCCCTTTACACTTCGGGTCTATAAACATCCGGGGCTGATGGTCTATCGGATTGATATTTAGAAAAGTGTGCAGGCGGTCCCGCCCTTGCGCTTCCTCAACTTTATTTGAGGCAAGGGTAAGTTTAGCTTTTGCCTGCCAGACTTCCGCCACCGCGGGCATCGCCTGGTGCTGTCTTGCCGCTATGTCTATTACCCCACCTGTTACCAGTTTCCACCACGGTTTTTGCAGGCAGACATCGATGATTTGTTCCGTAACTAATCCCTGCTCGTAAATCTCATCGACAACATTAACCGTGTCATTCGTTACCTGTACCACCTCAACGGCATAAGCACCGGCATAACCGGGGTCAATCCAGAGATACACAGGCGCGTCAGCTACGGGCATCTCTTTGACATGGATTAAATACCTGACTTCGGGGAATACCAGACCTTTGGGCGGACACGGCACGCCGCCGAAACGCTCCATAAAGTAATCAGGTTGCGAGGCGTAGTTGTTTTTCAGTCTGATGATTTCCGGGTCTTGCTCCCCACCAGGATAGACCTTGAGGTTAGACCAAGAAGGCAGTGAAAACGATTTACCGCTTTGTCCGGGGAGCTGATAGAGTTTCCACTTCTCAGGATACCAACCTAGCGAACTTTCAAATGTTCCCGTCCCGACTAACCAGCCCCGCTTTTCCGCCGTCCTGTCTGTAAGACGCTGGTACTCGCTTAAAGAGATTTGAGCCACTTCGCAAACTATAATGCCGTCAGGAGCTTCTGAGCCGACTTTGAGCCAGTCCTGCAATGACCACGACTTGATAATCGTGCCGGTCTTGAGTTTCATTGACCATTGGGCATGCTGTGGTGTGTGAATGTCATCGGTATTTACACACTCTAGTTTCTGCATTGCCTGGATGATGTACTCAAATTCGGCGTGGCTTCTTTCGTAATCCTTAGCTGCCACCCAGTATAAATCACCCTCCCAGAAACGGACGTTGTAATAATCGGCGGCGACAAATGATTTACCGGCACGCTCACCACCACCCCCGAGTATCTCTCTCTCATTGCAGTAAACCAGAGCATCTTGTTCAGGACTGAGAGTGTGACCAAGCGTGTCCAGGACTTTGGCTATTTGCTGACTGTTAGCTCTTTTCTGGGGCATTGTCTAAATCCCTAAGCTGTTTCAGTAAACCAGTGAATAGAGGTTCGCCACCCCTGCCTGATATTTCCTGCCTCTCGGTTCTCGCCCATCTGTCGGGATATTTGGC